GGAACAGCAATTACAATAGCTGGAACACCAGCAAGTCCTTCTAATCCAGTTGGAGGTCCAGGACCTAATACAAGTTTAAGATATTTCAGTGGTGGTGGAGGTGGTGGTATTTATTCTTTAAGTCAACCTAATCCAACTTACGCATCAGGAGGAGCAGGCGGCGGTGCCGCAAGTTGGGGAACAGGTAATCCCATACCTTCACCAACTCAAGGACCTCGTAATGGCACAGCTAATTCAGGTGGAGGTGCTGCACAAAGAGGAAACTGTTGCGGTGGAGTAGGTGGCTCAGGAATAGTAATTATAAGGTATAAATTTCAATAATGAGTACAATTAAAGTAGATAAAATAGAAAAAAGATCAGGAAGCACACTTACACTAGGTGGCGCTTGTACAGCTGTAACTTTAGCTTGCGGTGCTACACAAACTGGGTTTGGTAGAACAGGGACTGTAGATTGGTGTACAACAGCTAAAACATCTCCATTCACTGCCGTATCAGGCGACGGGTTTTTTGTTAATACCACAAGTGGTGCAATCACAATCACACTACCAAGTTCTCCTTCTCAAGGAGATATTGTAGCATTTAAAGATTACGCTAATACTTGGGATAATAACAATGTTACACTTTCAAGAAATGGATCAAAAATAAATGGTCAATGTGAAGATGCTACATTAAGAACTGAATCACAGTCAGTAACTTTAATTTATGTTGACGGCACAAAAGGTTGGCAAGATATTCATGACTCAACAGCTAACGTAACAGGTGGTTCTTTTGTTGCAGCGACAGGAGGAACTGTTATTACTTGCGGTAATTTTAAAACTCATGTTTTTACAAGCACTTCTACTTTTGTAGTATCTGATGCTGGAAGTGCAGGTGGATCAAATACAATAGAATATTTAGTAGTAGCTGGTGGTGGCTCTTCAGGTTGTGCAGACCAAAGTTCAGCTTACGCTGCAGGTGGTGGCGGTGGTGGAGGTTTTAGAATTTTTGAGTGCGGATCACCAAATCCATTAAATGCCCCAGCGGCTTTACCAGTATCAGTTCAAACATACCCAGTTACAATAGGAGCAGGAGGAAGTTTTCCTAGCACAACGGGTTCTCCTTCAGTTTTTAGTACAATTACTTCAACAGGTGGTGGTCAAGGTGGTTGGGACAATGCAGTGCCAGGAGGCACAGGCAGAGATGGAGGTTCAGGTGGTGGCGGTGGAGCACAAGGAGGTAGTTCAGGTGGATCAGGAAATACACCTCCAGTTTCACCAGCACAAGGAACTGCTGGTGGTGATGGTACATCTAGCGGACATACGTTTGGCGGTGGAGGTGGTGGCGCTAGCGCTGCAGGTGGAGATGCAGCACCCCCAAATGCAGGAGCAGGTGGAGCCGGTAGTTTTGCTCAATCAGCTTTTTTTGGTTCATCAGCAGGAAGTTTTGGTGAAGCAGGTCCAGCAGGAAGATATTTTTCAGGTGGTGGCGGTGGAGGTGTAGGTTATCCAGGTGGAAGCACAGGAACTGCCGGACCAGGAGGTTTAGGTGGTGGAGGAGCAGGTACAAATGCTGCAGCAGCAAATGCTGGAACAGCCAACACAGGTGGTGGAGGCGGAGGCGGTAGAACCGGTAACGCAGGAGGTGGTTCAGGTCTCATAGCAATAAGATATAAATTTCAATAGTTGAAATAGGTTAAAAAATATAATATAAGGAGAACATTATGGCACATTATGCAAAACTAGGGGCAAACAATAAAGTTATCAACGTTGAAGTTGTAGCTGATAAAGATTGTCAAAATGCTGATGGTATTGAAGATGAAGAAGTAGGAAGACAGTTCTTGGAAAGAATCCACGGCTGGCCTTTATGGAAAAAAACATCTTATAATACAGCAGGCAATAAACATAATTCAGGTGATGACTCTAAAGCATTAAGAGGAAACTATGCTGGTATAGGTATGATCTACGATGAAGACAATGATATTTTTATCAGTAAAAAACCCTACGCTAGTTGGGTGCTTAATACAGCAGAAGCAAGATGGCAATCGCCAGTAGGTGATGCACCCGAGCTTACAGAAGAAGAAATGACTACCCATAAATACGATTGGGATGAGGCTAACGGGAGTTGGAATAAAGTAGCAATATAATTTATGCAGAAGGTGGTGTTATCTGAGGTTGATCTGTATTACGGCAAGATTGAAATGCCAAAGGGTTTTGAGATTGACCGTGATCAAATAAGAAACGACATAA